TGACGCCCGGCAGATAGACCTCGGTCGCCGAACCCGCCGTGACCGTCGAGCACGTCGCGTACAGGATGTGCGCCCACGGCGTCGCGTCGGAGCGGTTGACGACAACGGCCTTGGTGCCTGTCCCGCAGTTGTCGAGGTAGTAGGCCGTGACCTGGCCCGGCTCGGTGTCGGTGTCCTTGGCGATGTACGGGATGGCGGTCATCGTCACGCCGCCGTAGGTCACCGACGTGACGGGCGGGGTGGCGTCGGTGACGACGCCGCAGACGAACACCAGCGCGCCGCGGGCCGATCCACCGCCCGCGTGATTCCAGGTGAACGACGCGGAGCCAGTATGCCCGGTGGTACTGCCGTGGCTTTCCGATGAGACGTCGTGGGCGACTGCCATCAGTCAGTCCAGAACTCGCGGAGGCAGGACACCCCGCCCCAGCGATCCTTCGTGGCGGTGAACGAGCGCTCACCAGTCCAGGTGACCGTCCACCCCTTGTCGTGGGCGCCCTTCGCCTTGGCGGCGAGGAGGTCGGCGTCGGTCTGTTCCGCGGAGTGCGGCGCGATGATGTAGCGCTGTTCCGGCTCGCCCTCCACGGTCTGCCGGCACCACACGGCCACGTGACTAGGTGACGGTGATGTTGATGACGACCGCGGCGGTGCCGCCGATCTGGAGCTTGTTGCCGTTCGTCGCGGTCACGTCGCCGTGCCCCGTGTCGAGCGCCGCGAAGCAGAGGATCGGCTTTGCCCCCGAGTCGAGGTAGATGACCGCCTGCTTCGCCACGAGGTTGGCCGAGCCCGCCGTCCACTCCGTCACGGCCGCCTGCGTGATGGCGACATCGTTGGTGGTGACCGTCGCGCTAGCGAGGTCCACGGCCGCGCCCCCGGTCGCGTAGCCGGTGTTCGTCGTGCCGACCTCGTTGGTCGCCGCGTAGTTCACCGACGCGGCAGTGATCTGGTTCCAGACGGTGAATAGGGCCACCTTGAACGAGCCCGAGTCGATGGGGATGGTGCCGTCAGCAATGAGCTTGGCGGCCCCGTTGGTCAGGGTCCAGGGATCGGCTGCCATCGGTTATCTCTCCTTCGTAGTGGCGGCGACAATCTCGCTCACGCGTCCGCGCTCGCGCTTGACCAAGTGGACGCGTTCCGATCCGTCCTCGTAGTAGTCGGTGATCTCGACGATGTGTTGCTGCGCGTCTCGTCGGAGCTCCGAACGCACCTTGAGGGGGGCGTCCCTACCATCGGTTCCGTTCGTGCCGTCGCGACCCGCGTCGCCCTGCGGTCCCGTATCGCCTTGTGGACCAGGCAACCCCCGTTCGCCCCGTGGCCCTTCCGGACCCTGCGGACCCTCGATGACGACGGCGGATGACGGGTTCGCCCGTGACTGCTGCGCGATGTTCAGCGCGGCGATCTGATCGGGGTTCACGCCGACTCCTCCTCCGGCACGACGTGGAGGTTCACGAGTCCAACGAGACGACCGGCCTCGTCGTATTCCATGCGCTGCTGGTCTGGCGGGGGGGCTGGCGCCGCGATGTGGACTTGGATGGCCCCCTCCCCGATGGTCACAACGGGAGGCGCCTGTTCGGGGATCGTCACGTTTACGATGGCGGGCGGCTGTGGTGCGGGTCCCGGACGGGCGTTCATCGCCGCCACCGCCGCGGTGAGGCCGCGGATCGCGGACTCCATCTCGCTCTCGGGGCGCTCCTCGGGGACGGGAAGAGCGATCTCGGCGCGAGTAGCGACGGCGACGATGGGCGGCGCATCGCGGAAGACGACCGGCGCGGGAGGCTCGACGGGCGCCAGCTCGTACACCTTCCCGCAGCGCGGGCACTTCCCGGCGAACGGCTCGCCGCGGGTCAGGAGCCGATGGCACGGCTCGACCGCCGGGATGCCCGCCCGTCGCTTCACCATCCGGCCGTCGCAGCGGACCTCCATCGCGGTCCGCGCGAGCGGGATGCTGGCGGGCGTGGCCGCCGGCATCGACGGGGCAACCGGGGCGAGCTCGACGTTGCCGGGCGCCATGCCTTCCTTCGTCCGGGCCTCGTCGACCGTGAGGACGCCCGACGTGATGCCCGAGGCATAGACCTCGTACCGCGTCTTGATGTCGGCGCGGAGCAGGCCGTCGACGTAGAAGCGGGCCACGATGGCACGCGGCAGGAGATCGGAGAGGGCCTGCTCAATGGGGGCGAGGTAGTTGGGTGCGAGGCAGCCGCGCACGAACTTGCCGAACTCGCCTTCGAGGTTCTGGTAGGTGAGCGACGAGCCGGGCGCCGAGTAGTCGAGCAGCGAGCCGGGGATGCCGAACATGCGCGCCGCGTCGCCGTTCTGGTACTCGCGGGACTCCATCATCTGGGCGCCCTGGACGTTGACCCCGAACTCCTTCGTCGTGAGCTCCGGGTTCGTCACCTTCGGCATGTTCGGCGGCGTCTCGATCCACTGCCGCTTGAGGTTCGCGGCCTCGACCTCGTCGAGATCGACCTCCGAGTGCAGCTCGATTGACGGGTAGCCGCCGCTGGCGAAGAAGTTGGCAGCGAACTCCTGCGCTTCGACCGACACGCTCGAGGCAGCTCCGCAGAGCTGGAGCGGGCCCACGCCGCGGAGGTCGAGCGGGCTGAGCTTGGCGAAGGTGATGTGGACGAAGTCGCCGGTCGGGTTGGCCGCGGAGTAGCGGGTGGACTTCTCCCGGCCCCAGGTGTAGATCGGGAAGAGCCGGTTGCGCGTGTTCTCTTCGACGGTCAACTCATGGAGCGGCACGACGACGAGCGAGAGCGGCACGTCATTCGAGTCGCGGGCTGCGATCCACAGCACCGTCTCGCCCCGCGTAGCCATCGCCCACGTCATGTCCCGGTAGGACTCCTGCGGAGTGCGGAACGGATCGGGCCGGGTGATGATCCGGGGCGACTCATCCATCGGCAGCTCGTCGCGGAAGCCCTGGATGGAGAGCGAGCCGGTCGTGTTCGAGATGAGCGACACGGCGCGGAAGATCGCGGGGACTCCGAGCACCTCGCTGATCGACGGCATCCGCCACGGGCGAGCGAGCGCCTGGTTGAGGCGCAGGTTCGAGATCTGCGTGGTCAGGTCCGGGGCAGCCGTGTACGGATCCACGGACCGGGTCTGCATGGGCTCGATCGTCAGGAACTGTTTCAGCGCGTCGATCATGCCCATGTCACAGCACCTTCGGTACGGATGGTTTCGGGCCGCTAGCCAGCCACACGGCGCGGATGGCAGCGAGCGATGCGGTGATGGGGCGGTCATCGCGGGCGCGGACGGCCGACCAGGCGCCGGTCTCGTGCGCCTTGCGGGCGGTCCACGCGAGGTCGTAACTCACGGCGTCGGCATCGTCCCAGCGGAGGCGTCCGGACTCGATGACGCGGACGAAGTTCTCCGAAGCGTTGGCGAACTCCTGGCCGGTGAGCGGCTTGGCGATCCGCAGGTGGCGGGCTAGCTCCTTGTCCGTCCAGGGATCGAACGCGATCTTCACGGTGCCGAGCTTCACGGCCGCCTGCCGGAGATCCGGGCCGAGTCGGTCGGTGTCGATCGGGTCACCGGTCACGTCGGCGATGACGCGCAGGCCGATGGTGCCGTCGCCCTGCTGCCACGCGATGGCCGCGGAGGCGCGCTTGCCGCTCGGGTCCATGCTGATCGCGAGACTCGGCCGCCGTGACGGCTCTAGCTTCCCGTGGGCGAGTTGCCACGCCGCGTCCGACACGAGCCGCGGCTTCATGGAGATGACCCACCGGCAAAGGTTCTCCGTCTCGAACGAGGCCGGCGGCCCCTTGGCGAGGAACGCCTCCATCGTGTCGGTCGTGAGCGGGCTCAGGTTCAGCGACGGGTTGGCCTCGGCCCAGCCCAGCGGGTCGTCGAGTGCTCGGTCCTCGGCCGCGCTCCATTCGAGGTAAGCCAACCGCCGGTCACTGTCGCGACGTCCGCGAAGCTCGTTGAGCACGAGGCTGTCATCGTCGCCCGCGTTGGAGAGGTAGATGATCTGCGGGTCGGGCCGTGCCATCGTGATCGGGAGGATGGCGTCCATCAGTTCGTGATCGTGCTGCTCGCGCACTTCGTCGATGAGCACCAGGTCGGCGGACAGGCCGCGGACGTTCGCGTTCGGCGCGACGAGCTTGTACTCGCCGCCGTTCGTGGTGAGGATCATCTCCTGGCCGTTCGCCTTGCGGATCGTCTCGACCTCGGGCAGCCCACCCATGAGAGCGGCGATCCGGCGGAAGGTCCGCGACGGCAGGTCTCGGTTCTGGGCGGTGTGGACGATCGTCTTCCCGCTCCGGAGGTACATGAGGATGAGCGGGATCAGCAGCTCGGTCTTGCCGTTCTGCCGCGCGACGACGACGCAGACCTCGCGGAAGGTCGCCTTGGTCCGGCCCCGGCCCGTGATGTAGCGGGCGGCGACACGCTGCCAGGGGTAGAGCTTGATGCCGAGATCCTTCGCCGCAGCCTCGTACTCGGCTAGTCGGCTCTTGGCCGGAACGGGCGGCGCGAGGCGCGGCTCGGTTGAGCCAACGATGCGGGAGGGACGCGGGCGGCGGGCCGGGTCAGTCATCGTCGCCCATTCTATGCGTCCGTTTATGCAGTCCGACTGAATAATCGCCCCTGATGGCAGGGTAGCGGTCCGATACGCGCGGGCGGTGCGTCGGTGCAACACCACTAGATGTAGTGGTATTCCGGCTAGGACCCACTAGGGGTGGTGCAGTTTGGCTGGAAGGGGGAGAGAGAGGGCGCCGAG